CAACAAGAAGAATGAGGTCGTACCCAACAAGAAGAACCAGGTTGTACCCAACAAGAAGAACGAGGTCGTACCCAACAAGAAGAATGAGGTCGTACCCAACAAGAAGAACGAGGTCGTACCCAACAAGAAGAACGAGGTCGTACCCAACAAGAACGTACCCAACAAGAAGAACCAGGTCGTACCCAACAAGAAGAACCAGGTTGTACCCAACAAGAAGAACGAGGTTGTACCCAACAAGAAGAACGAGGTTGTACCCAACAAGAAGAACGAGGTCGTACCCAACAAGAAGAATGAGGTCGTACCCAACAAGAAGAAGCCTAACAACCAGGTTGTACCCAACAAGAAGAACGAGGTCGTTCCCAACAACAAGAAGCCTAACAACAAGAAGAATGTGATTCGTATGGGTAAGCGTCAGAAGGTTCTCAACGAAATTTCAAAACACACTAACAAGAGGATTACAAGTCTAAAGGGTCGCGCTGCCAATCCTTTCAGGACAGCGGAAGAGTACAATCAGATTGCTCAAAATGTCAAGAAAATGGTCAACCTTGTCGCTTCGGAAAATACATTTAATGCTGGTGCCGAGTTGAACAAACAATTGAACATTGAATCCAATCGTCAAATGAGAAATCAAAACGAGAAAAATTTCAATGCTTCAGCTGAACTCAATAAACAGTTGAACATTAAGGGTAAGGAAATCAACAAGGCGAACACGAATAAGAAGGTTCGCAATGGTGTTGAATTCAAAATCAAGCAGGTGAAGGGACTTACGAATGCTGACATTCAAGAGTTTATGAAGAAATGGGACACATCCAAGAACAAGACGATTTTCAATCAGGCTCGTAAGAGAGGTGAGGGTCGCATCAAGGGTAAAAAGGTGAAAAATGAGAGAAACAAACCCAAAGAAGAGAACAACTTCAATGCTTCTGCTGCTATAAATCAGTTGAATTTGGCACCCACTAAAAACAAGCTCATGAAGAAAGCGAAAGATGAGGTTGGTCGATTCGCTGGTCGCATCGGTAAATGGGATCCCGCTATTAAGAATGCAAAGAGTAACGCAACTCTCGTAAACTTGGAGAAACAATTGAACAAAAAGATTGAACTTCGTAAAGAAATCCAGATGAGTAAGATTGGGCCAATCAAAAAGCGTGGTCACCTCGAAAAGGTTATGCAACTCAAGAACAATGTGGGTCAGAGACGCAGGACTTTCGAACAGCAATTGACAAACCTGGCACAAAATGCAAAGAAAAAAGAACTTTCAAAATACATCGTGGGTCTGAACATTCCAGCTGAAAATAAGAGTAGGTATGTTAAACAAACGAATAAACCTGGAGCGAACTTAAACCTGATCCGTGCATCAGTGAATAAACAGGTGAATCAAAAGATTTCCAATGCTTCAAAGTCCCTAGTTTCGGGGGCCATTGGTAAGATTCAAGCCAAGGAGAACAAGAATATCGCCAATGCTTCAAAGTCTCTCGTTTCGGGTGCCATTGAGCAGGTGAAGAAGAAGGATGCGGCTGCCACTAAGATCCAAGCTGCTGTCAGGGGTAAGAAGAACCGTAATGCTGCTATGAACAAAAAGCGTATAGAGTTTACAGAACTTGCGAAGAAGACGAAGACAAACTTCAGCAGGAACATTGCTGCTATGAAAAATATGAAAAATGCGTTCAAGTTGAGGGGTCGGATTGAGGGTGCTGTTCGTAAGAATAAGTCTGTTGAAAACGCGAAAGCTTTGGGTGGTAAGGCGAGAGTCAATCCTTTATTTGAGGAAGTTACCCCCAAGCCCCCAAATGCACCCAAGCCTAACAAGCCTTCGTTCAGGGCCATCGTCCAGAAAAACAAGGAAAAGAGGGTTATGAATGCAGTCAAGTTGGCTGGGAAAAAGGTGGAACTTTCTCGTGCTTCTGGTCCCGAACGTGTCAAGATGGCGAGGAACCTGGCACCAAAGACACAAGAGAATGTCAAGAAGGTTGCCAACGCTGTAAAGGTGTTCAATCGTCAAAGTGCCACGAGTGTTATAAATCGTCTCAAGAAGTTGACACCAGCCGAAAAGACTCAGTACAAGGGTAAAATAGGTCGAGCCAGCACAAAGAATGAGATTAGAGACATTCAAGAGAGTGCAGTGAGAGTGGACGCTCGTAAAAAGTTTGAGGAGGACAAGAAGAAGGAGGAAGAGCGCAAGAAAAAGGCTGATGCAGAAGCTGAGCGAGTGCGAAAACTCAGTGAGAAAAAGAGGATTCGTGAAGCCGCTGAGAAGTCTGCTACGTCGGCGAAGAAAATGCTTACTGAAACCGATAAGATGAAGGCGAAAGCCAAGGCTGATAAGGCTTTCAACGACAAGCTTGCTGAAAAGAGGCGACTTTTGAGAGAAAGAGAAGCTAAGTCGGAACCCAAAAAGCGAAAATCCAAGAAAAAATAATGTTCCACCCCGACGACGATTGTACCGTAGTGACAGATATGCCTCTCAGTGATGAAGTTGCTGACTTTATCGAAGCTGGTCTTCATAGAGGAATGACGAAAGAGGATGTAGAGGAATGGTGTGACAACAATTTGGATGAACTTGCAAGTATATATGAGAAGTATCGGGGTACGTACTTGTCATATGGACAGGCAGATATGACTCTATTTTTCGCGCAGACGATTTATGAGAGAGATGATATGGGAGATATGATTAGCCAGTTTGTAGCCTTTCAATAATTACAATTTAAAGAAATAATCGTCCTTTAATTTAATGGGTAGTTGTGATGTGTGTTGTGAAAAATTAAACAAGATAAATCACAAAGAAGTCAAGTGTCCTTTTTGTGATTTAACAAGTTGTCGTTCGTGTTCTCAAAGATACATCCTGGAATCTTTTGAAGACCCACATTGTATGGGATGTAAAACTCCATGGAACCGTGAATTTGTAGATTCATTCTGTACCAGGTATTTTCGAAATACCAAACTAAAACGTCACCGAGAAGATGTTCTGTTTGAGAGAGAGAAGTCTCTCATGCCAGAGACACAACCTGAAGTCGAGCGAGTAATACAAATGCGTAGAATTCGTACCATCATCCGACAACAAAAGGAAAAGCTTATGGAACTTCATGCAAGACATAGAGTATTTGAACTAGAGGGTCCCATACCCCGTGAAATCCAAGTGCTTTACAGGGAAATGGAGGGTACATATAGACATTTAGACCAGTTACGAAACGGTGGATCATTTATGGATTCTGAACCAAGGCGTTTTATACGTCAGTGTCCAAGAGAAGAATGTAAAGGTTTTCTGAATGAAGAATGGTACTGTGGTTTATGTGAATGTAAATACTGTAAAGAGTGTAATGATCCATTGGTACCTGATCATGTGTGCAACCCTGAAACTGTAAAAACGATGAAACTTCTCAATAAAGATAGTAAGTCGTGTCCCAAATGTGGTACAGTCATCCATAAGACAAGTGGGTGTGCTCAGATGTGGTGTATTTCGTGTCACACAGCTTTCAATTGGCGCACCGGTGAAATTGAGACTGGTCGAATACACAATCCACACTTCATAGAGTTTAAGAAAAAGACGATGATGTCTCGAGAACATGGAGATATTCCATGTGGTGGCACCCCTTCGTTTAGAGAATTGCGAGAAATGGGTGCCACAAACGAGATACTCCAATATTCATTATTTGTACATCAAATAGAACGAGAATTAGTCTATATAGATACGCGACCGATAGACAATACCCAAATACGAGTTGTCTACATGTTGAACGATATTACCGAACATGAGTTCAAACATTATTTACAGCGTCAAGAGAAGTACGTGGAAAAAAATCGAGATCTTTCAAACATTTTTGAAATGCTCGCCAATACAGGTGGGGATTTTCTTAGACAGTATGTTCTTGAACCAGAACGACATGATGAAATCGTCGATCTTTTACAGAAGATTGTGGACTATGGAAATGAAATTTTCGATTCAATCCGTAAACGCTATAATTGTCGACTTCCCAGAAATATTTATGTGTGAGTACATTAGGATGTTACTTTTGTTGTTCATCATCATTCTCGTCATCTATATATTACCCAGATACAGAAGCCCTAAGGTGTTCAAAAACTTTTTGACTGATGATGAATGTCGTCATGTAATACAGAAAGCAAAGGGTGATTTGGGAACATCATCTGTCACAAATGAAAAAAAGGTAGATGAATCGATTCGTAAAAGTGAGACAGCATGGTTGGACAAAGAGGATCCTATTGTCCGAGATATTATGAACAGATGTCTCGCACACACGGATCGACCATTCGTGAATTGTGAACAATTACAGGTGCTTCGATATGAACCTGGTGGATTTTATAAACCTCACCAAGATGCATTTGAAAATGATAAGAATATGAGAATGTATACATTCATTTTGGCACTGAACGATGGCTATGAAGGTGGTGAAACTATATTTCCAAACTTGAACAAAGAGTACAAACTCGAGAAGGGTGATGCCCTTTTTTTCGATACTCTCGATAACTATGAGTTTATGACATCCAAGGCTTTACACGGTGGGAAACCTGTAAAGTCTGGAGAGAAATGGATATGTAATTTGTGGGTGAGGAAATATCCTTACACTTGAATCTCACCGCGCTCGATAAGCTTCTTACGATTCTCGAGGTGAAGTCCTTCGACGAGAGCCTTGTTCTCAGCACCATAGGGTACCGCGTAGCCCTCATCACAGAGCCACTTGTTCACATTGGTCCAGACACCATCTTCACATACCCAAACCTCGGCGAGAACGCGACCAAACTTACCCCTGGAATCAGCCTCCGGGCACCTGAGTTCGATTTCTACATCATCCTTCTCAGATGCAACCGCCTTTAGACACCATTCCTTGAGCTTCTTCTTGGATAGAAGACCGAACTTCTTCTCTTCGGGGTCACGGGTTCTGGACTCGGGTGTGTCAATCCCCAGAAGGCGAACGCGTTGCTTTGTGCACACGTCAAAACCTAGATCAATATTTACATCAATTGTATCACCATCGACAACCCTCTCAAGGGAAGAGACCCGGTACTTGAAGTTACAGGATTCAACGTTGTAAGAGGACATCTTATAACAATCTATATACTTAAAACTTTAATACCTCCATAAAGTATGAAATGCTTCGCAACATTTTCTGAAAACAATATATACAAGATAAAGTTGGCGAAGACTCGTAAGAACGTTCTCGAGGGGATGTACAGACGACCAAGTGTCGTGGAAGTGCACCCAATTAGGGAGAATCTGAGACTTCGTTTACGCTTCACAGAAGCGATAAAAGAAGCACAGGAGATTTGTGAAGATAACGTAGAGTCTCAAGAGTGTCATTGGGCGTGGTATGAGGTTGATGAACTGGAGGACTCTCTTATGCGTCAATGATGACTGTAGGTGGTTCGTCGTCGTATCCATAGAATTTGATAGAAACGCCGTAGAGTTCATTGAGTCTAGGGTGTAGGTCTTCATTGATGAACAATTTCCATTCTCGTAAATCTGTAGAAAAGTATTCGCATCTTTCTTCTCCGAAGCTACGTTTGAGAAGGAAGTCTTCGTAGCGAACTTCTTTCATGAGGGAGAAGACTCCCTCCGGTACGGGGACTGTACCCATACGAACGGCATCGAAAATGTCGATAACATAGTACCCACGTGCGTCACAAATGATGTTCACCTGTATATCAGGGAACCCTTTGATGAATGATTCAAAGTCTGCGTCACTTGGGAGAGTTGTGAAAATCGTAGGACCAACTTCATCGGGAATCACTTGCAGGAATGATGGATGTGTGTGATACGCTACAGGTGCATCCGACCACTCCTCCTCGAGGACACTCGAGTCGACACGTGCCCTTTCCTTGGAGGTCGCGTAGGTGAGACCTTTGTAATTCATACACCTATCGTACTTGACCTTCCCACCATATTCCCAACGGTTTTTAGACGACAACTTACTTACAGATTTCAAATCTCGCACCACGATTTTTGTAATGTGTAACCTGTGTGCGGTCATCCTATATTCATAATGACATTTTTATCCAAGAGTGTAATCTCACCCAGTTGGTCCCATGTGTAGTACTTAATGGAAATACCGAATTTTCGACGCATGATGGGGTCCATGTATCCATTTACAGCTCGTTTCCATTGGTTAGGTGTTGTTTGAATGTATACCAAGTTACTCCAATTCACAGATACACGCCGGAATTCCCTGGAAGTCATGAAACGGTTAAATTCTGCGACAACCTCATCCGGGTTAGGCTTATTCATATTCGTTTCAATGAGATCAATGATATAGTACCCTTGGTTCTCGAGGATAATATTTGCTTGTATTGAGGGGTAGTAGCTTATATACGTCCTGAAATCAGTACCACTTGGATAGGTAAAAAGTGGTGCGTTTTGTTCAGGAACTGGGTGTGTATGATACACGATATATTGAGTCATATCTTCTTGTGTGGGGGTTACAGAAGCCAGTTGTTGGTTTGTACTCACGGTTGGTGTACCGAATTTAACATAGTTGCGTGTATTCGAAAGTGTGAACGGTATAGAACCCCCATACTCTACTCGCTGTTCCCACGTTTTCTTATACACATTCTGAAGTTCATTGATTGTTTTGCGACTCAATCTCACCGAAAGGTAACGATCATTCCCACTCGTCACCGTACCTACGTTAAAAGTATTCCTGGGTATGTTTACACGCCTAAATTTTTTGGATAGACGATTGAGTGCAGCATTAATTTGAGTCATCTTTCTTCGTCTCTCCACTTCACGACGTCTGTTGAGAGCCTGTCTACGCACCATTTCAGACTTCCGTTTCTCCACCGTCTTCGTAGAGGTTTTTTTGACCGAGACCATCTTACTTTAGATAAAGATTTAAATAGATGGGTATCTAATGAACATCGAGGCATTCGCTCGAGAGATATATTCTCAACTGGGTCCTGGATACAGTGAGAGAGTATACCACAATGCGATGGAGGTTTTACTAAGGGAAAAGGGGATTCAGTACGAATCGGAACGTATCATTCCAATCCCATTCAAGGGGCATGTGATTGGTAACTTGAGGGCGGACATTATTATTGACAATGAGATTGTTCTAGAATTTAAAACTATTCGAACTCTGAATGACGCGGCGGAGTTGCAGGGTAATAACTATCTTCGTCTGACAGGTTTGAAGACGGCGTATCTGGTGAATTACCCACCGCATCCGGATCGGGAGGTGGAGGTGAGAAGGATTCAAGTAGTACCATTATCGGGAGAACTCGAGCCAGATTGTGATAGAACCTCTGAGATTCCGTATAATGTGTCTGCGGATCTAGGACAGCCATTTGAAGAATATCTTGAGCCCTTTGGAGTAGAGTCCGAGCTTCTTCTAGACAGTGGTGTACCGCTGGGTCGGCTTGA